CAGAAAAAAGCCCCTAGAGAAATCTAGGGGCTTTTTTCGGACCACGTCTTCCCTTGAGTAAGTATGCAGCTACTGACTAGAAACGAATGGAGTTCATTGAATGTGCAGGAATCCTACCACACTCCCCGAGGGAACAATCGTTGCTTGTCGTAGCTGCGATATATGCACCGACAATCTAACCAATGATTGGGTAGGGAGGTGCTTGGCTGAAAGCCGTACCGCCGTAGGAACGCATTCGGTGACGTTGACCTACGGGCGGGACAAGGACGGAATAGACCGCCATGAGCGGACGACCGTCCTCACATACTCGGACATTCAGATTTGGCTCAAGCGTTTGCGGAACCATGGGTTCCCAGCGCGGTATCTGATTGCGGGCGAGTATGGCAGTTTGAAGGGTCGTGCCCATTGGCATGCGATCATTTTCTGGCAAGAAAAAGTAATGCCCGTAAAAATGTACCAGCGATATTGGGATGATCTGTGGGGACATGGTCATCAAGTGTGGAAGCGTCCAGAACCGTCCCACGTGAAATATTGCTGCAAGTATATCCGTAAGGATCAAAAAGACACGAACGCGCAAAGCAAGTTCCAGTTTTCCAAGGTTCCGCCGATAGGCGCTCATTATTTCGTCAACAAAGCGCGAACGATGGTAGAGAACGGCCTAGTCCCGCAGGATAGGTTTTATACGTTCCCAGAGGCCCGCCGCAAGAAATCAAGGGAACTGATAAAGTTCTATCTCAAAGGCGCGACATGGGATTTATTCATGTCCGCCTATTGCGATGCTTGGGAAAAAAAGCATCCTTGGAAAGACTTCCCGCCATCTGAGATACTTCATGAATGGGCGGACAAACATTGGCACAATAGGCAAATGTTTGTTGCGAATCCGAAAACGTACAGGCCTGTTGATGAGGCGTTGGTACGTGAGGCGCAGAAGAAAGAAGAGTACAGGAAAGCCCACGAACTGTATCACTTCGGAAAAAATAGAGTTGGGTTCTTTAACGCAGACTGGACACCAGATGAGCAAAAAGAAATCGGGCCGTTCCTCGGAACGGAGTTCTACGATCCGCAAGACCAAGTCGCAGACCTGGTCGCGGCCACAGCCGGTACAAGGTCGCTCGCGTCAGAGTTATACGACTGAGCGAGTGCCGACAAAGATGGAGAGTCTAGTTGACGCCATCTTTTCCGGCTCCCCCGTGAACATGGTCACGCGAGACGCGCTTGCGAAGCAAGCGTCTATCAAAGCGGGGCCAATACCTGCGCAACATGTTGCGAAAGCAACACAGCAGCCAGTAATAAAAAAGCCGCAGGCCAAAAACAGACCGGTACAAAAACTAACTGAGCCTGCACCGCAGTCGCTCTCGGCGCGCGAAGAGAAAAAAAAGGTATGTAAATCAAGGCCGGACAGGCTAGCGCCACGCCGTGCAGGCGGTGGCGCAAGTAAAGACTGGGTGCCATGGTGCAAATAGGCGCCCTCTTGTAAAAGGGCGCAAATCAGTGCAAGGAACTGGAACGAAAGGGGGTGATAAAATGGATAAAATAGAGGTCATCGGTTCGATTGGGCGTGAGTTGCTCGCGCCTGTCGTTCGACGCGCCGGGCTATATATAGCCGGAGTGCTTGTGACCTATGGGGTGGCCGCAGACCATGCGGACACTTTCGTAAATCTGTCCGGGGCGCTTTTGGCGGTCACGTTGCAGATTGGTGCAGTCCTGTATAAGAGGAGAAAGAGAAATGCATGATGTCATTTTCGACGCTCTTCTAGCCAACGGTGCGCCGGAAATGCATCAAGCATTTCTTGGCGCATTGATTGGCGGGTTGCTCGGACGAAAGCAGGCCAAGAAAAACGCGAAGTTGATGGAAGAGGCGGCTAAGGTGCCGGTCGTTTCCACCAACGTCGCGAACTTGGCAGAAATGAATAAAGCGGCGCTGGCGAATGGTTATAATCCAATGACCATTTTGCAAGCCGGGGGATTGTCGGCGTTCTCTACGACGACAACCACGGGCCATAATGCAATGGCCGCCGCGCAAGCTCGCGGCGCTGTCCCCTCGGTGGGGAGCGTCATAGCGGGCGCTATAGGCGGAACGCTCGATAATTTGGCGGGGTCACTCTTTAAGAGTGCGCTGCCAAATTCGAAGAGTTATTTTCCGCCTGCGCCCTCTGCCGACTTTGGGATGGCAGGGGCGCTAGGATGGACAAGCGGGGGCGGAAAGCCAACCGCGAGTTTTAGCGCCGTTGCTGGCGTCCCATCCTTCAAATCGGCACGATTGGCTACTAACGCAGGTGCGCCAATGTTGCCGAACTTTGCGCCTGCTGACACGGTTAATCCGTGGGTGCAGTATGGCGTCGATCCGACGACAGGCGGCGCGGAGCCGTTCGCAAATCGCTATGGCGAGAGTGAACTGGTGGAAATGGTCGCGGGCGTTTATGCCGGATGGGATGATATCTGGTATAACGTCACCGGGATGACGAGTCAGGAACGTTATAAGTCGATGGGGCAACCCATCGCGAAAAACGTGACAAACGCATTCGATAGCGTCAAAGCCGGGGTCCTTACAAGAGACCCGAAGAAAGACACACTGTCCTTCGGAAAGGCGGTCTTTGAATTCTTCGAACCATGGATGGGGCCGTGAAAAAAAGGCCTTGTAAAACTTGCCGACGCGCTAGACGGGTCGGCAAAATCGCGATAAAAGAAAGTGTCACCATTTTGAAAGGTTTAAAAAAATGGCTCCGATAAAAACAAGACATGCAACAAACCCGATTGCGGTGCCTCGCACCCGCAGAAATCATATGCTCCGCAATATGACGTCGCTGCCTGCCGGCAAGGTCGTACCTGTGGCGACGATCCCGCTACTACGTGAGGATAGTATGCGGGGCCGGTTTGCCTTTGCATTCGAGATGCAGCAAACAGTAGAAGTTCTGTTGAACGGCATTGATGTGGTGTGTGAGGCGTGGCTAGTGCCGAATTTGGCTATGCCCGAATTTCGCACCGCAGACGATCTTGACCTTGCTTATACGGGTCGTAAGCGTGACGGTGAGGCGGCACCGACGCCGTATTTCGTGACGCAGCCAGCCGGTGCGCCGGAAACTAATCAGGTGCACCAGCGGCTCGGCAAGCATAGGCGGTCAACGCAAATGGCCAACATGTCCTATGTTCGGTCTTATAATGCGTTGGTCAATTTTGCCCGCGCTGAGGTGTCGGCAAACATTCCGCAGCGTGAGCTGCTCGATAAGACGCTCGCGCAAGCGATGTGGCCGAAAAATATGTTCTCGCATATTGTGCCTGATTTTGATCAGGCGGTGATGCAAGGCGAGGTAGCGTTGAGCGTTGCCCAGCAAAATCTCGCTATACAAGGCACGCTGAATGGCGGTCGCTATGTTCCGGTTTCCGGCCAGCCTAAATATGTGGCAGGCACGCAAGAGTTCGGCTCTTTCGTGGATAGCTCGAGGTTGAATAAGTTCGACACAAATGCGCCGGTGGGCAGCCCTATTTCTGACCTGAAAAACCTGAAAGCGGATTTGCAGGGCGCTGTAGCCGTATTGCAGGATAACGGTATCACGATCTCGCTGGCGAACATTGAGACTGCGAGAAAGGCGCAGATATTCGCGAATATCCGCAAGCGCTATAATGCGCATGAGGAGATGATTATCGACCTGTTGATGGATGGTATTCACGTCACAGAGCAGGCGTGGCGGCAGCCAATCCTGCTGCGACGTGGCGATACCCGCTTCGGCATGTCCAAGCGGTATTCATCTGACGCCGACGCAATGACAACATCGATTGTCGAAGGCGCGGCAGCGATTGAGTTCGATCTAAATGTGCCTCGTGTACCCGGTGGCGGCGTTGTCATGATCGTCGCTTATTGTGCGCCTGAGCAGTTGTTCGAGCGCATGGAAGACCCCTATCTGGCGGCGCTGTCGCCGGATGATCTTCCGGCGTTTCTGGAGGATCATCTTGATCCAGAAGCGGTGGAGATCGTGAAGAATGATTACATCGATAATGACCATGATCAGCCGGATGACATTTATGGCTATGGACCGAAGAATTTCCGGTGGAATTTCGTGCCTCCCGGCATCGGCGGGCGGTTCCATAGACCGGAGGTCGATGCCGGTTTCGATGAAGATCGTAACGCTATTTGGGCTGTAGAAACCCAAAATCCGAGGCTTACGAAAGACGCCTATCTCGTACCGGCGGACATTCACCTCAAGCCCTTCTGGACGTCCACAATTGACCCGTTCGATTGCATCACGCTCGGCCAGTGCGTGATTGAGGGGAATACGCAGTTCGGACCGGCGTTGATCGAAGCTCTGCCGGTCAGCGATTACGATGCCGTGATGGACAAGGTTGATCTGGAGCGCATCGACAAGCAGCCAGTGGCCCCATAAGGGCAGGGAACCCCACGGCAGTCCTTTTGCGGAGCAAAAGCGCCTCTTGAGGACGGTTCCTAAACCGATAAGGGCGCTTAACCCGAATAGGGTGTAGCGCCCTCTACGATAACTCCCGCCTCATAAGCAAAACAACGGTCAAGAAAGGCCAATACCATGATTACATTGAATGACATTCATAGCTGGGAAAAGCTACCGGCTGGCGAAATTATGCCGTTTGATAACGATTATGCGCGTCCAGTGACGCTCGATATCAACACGAGCAAAGAGGTCGCGCTTTTCATCATGCTCGCCGGTGAAGGCGATCTACGTTTGCTGGCTCTGGTCAAGGGCCGGGAAACGTTGAAACTCGTCGTTCCCGGCGCATATGCGATTACGCACAATGATCCCGAGGCGTACGTATATTTCTATACTCGTGACGGGTCGGTGCAGCACCGCGAGGCGCTGGACGAAGAAAGTTACACGACACATCATGAGTTCGTGGAGCGCGATCCCGCGCTTGTGGCCATCGAAGAAAAAATGATGCGCCGCTTCCGTCGTCGTGAAAAAGAACTGGAGCAAACATATGCAAGGGTCAACGCAGCAAAGCCAGTCGATACAGTTCCAGTTGATACAAGCGGTAGCGAACCGGTGGCCGACGAAGGAGCCGTTGAGCCTGTCGCACCCGTGTCCGACGACGAGGGGGCTGTGGTACCGGATGACGGAACAAAGTGACGTTGATACGGGCGAGGTCAGCCGGGACAGTGTTCCCGGCGACATGCAAGACGCTCTGAGAGCGTTACAGGATTGGCCCTTTTTGGGCCATCCACGCTATCAAGAGCAACAGTGGAGGGCGCATAGGGAAAACGCGCACCTCTTGATACTGGAGTTTGAGAAAGCCATGGTAAAGAGGTGTTCCGAGCTGGGGATACCCATGTTCGCGCAAACCGTTGTGCGCACTCGCAAGATGCAGGCGCACCTTTACCGCAACGGCCTCTCCAAAAGCGATGGTACAAAGGAGTACGCGCATCAGCATTGCGCAGCCGATATTGTTCATAGCAAATTTGCGTGGAACATTTCCAAGGACCAGTGGAAATTACTTGGCCATATTGGAAAAGAGGTTGCGCATTTGCGCGGTATCGCTATAGTGTGGGGTGGGGATTGGAAAGACCCATATGACCCCGCGCATTGGGAATTGGCCCAATGGCGAGAAC